ACCCAAAGGATTTCATGCCTCAGAACCAGAACCAGAACCAGCCGACCCGCGAAGAATTAGAGCACATGCGCCAGATCTTGGCGCGCTTCGGCGAGACCAAGACCATCAAGGAATTCGATCTCAACAAGCCGCCAGCCCTACCGTACCGCCACCAGGAATTTCCGAAGGCGATGCACGACCATGCGGCGCGCGTCGTGAAGACGGCAACGTCCGCCGCGCATCAGGCGGAGCTTGAAGCCGCCGGCTATGTGACGGTAGCATTCGCGAGCGAACCGCCCGAAGTCGAACTCGATGCCAGCGAGCGCGCGGAAGCCGCCGTCATCGACGCCAAGCTTTTGAAGAAAAAGCGGTAGTCCCGCGCCCCCATCCCCCAGCCCCTAGTCCCCGTTTTTCGAGGTTCCCATGACCGTACAGCAATACATCATCGACCCCGCGTGCAAGCTCCTCAGCCTGATTGCGGCCGGCCGCTCGATGGCCACCAACGAGTATTCCGACTGCCTTGACGCGCTCAACGAGCTCGTGGACACGTCGTCCGCCGAAGGCCAGTTGATCTATCAGGTCACGCACGAAACGTTTAACCTGACAGGGCCGGCTACCTACACCATGGGGCCGACCGGCACGTTTAACACGGTGCGACCGGAGAAGCTGCGCGCCGCGGTAACGCTGGCGTCGAACAATGCATCCCAGCCATGCGAGATTGTCTCTGCCGAGAAGTTCTCGGCCATCCCCGACCGCTCCATGACCGGCCTGTTCGCCGAGTGGATCTGCTGCGATTATGCGGACCCCATATCGAATCTGTTCCTCTGGCCCGCACCGGTCACTGGCGGGTCCTTGGAACTGTGGTCCTTGAAGCCGCTCACCGACTTCATGACCATCGGCGACACCGTGGTGTTGCCTGCCGGATACCTCGCCTATCTGAAATTCAACCTTGCCGTGGCCATCGCCGGCCAGTTCGCCGGCGCGAAGCTCACGGAGGCCACCATTGCCAGCGCTCAGCAAACCAAGATGGGCCTGGCCAAGCTCCACATGGAGACCATCGGCGAGTCGGGCATCATCGGCACGCCTACGCCCAGCCGCCGCCCCCAATTGGCGCCCGCCGTCCCGGCGCGCGGCCCCGTTACCCCTGGAGAATAAATGGCTCTCGAAGTCATTTTGCAGCTCTGCGTTTAGCCCACGCTTCGGGCTGCATGTTGCCCTTGGAATCGTTGCATGATTGGCACAGCAGTTGAAGGTTGTCTGGCCAGTCGGTTCCTTTTCTCTCGCCACGGCGCGGCTTAAGCGGGATGATGTGATCGACGTGATAGCGCCGTTTGCCAGTTTTCGAAAACACAAGCCCGCACGCCGCACATGTACCGCTCTGCGATTCATACAGCCGCGCGACATCTTCAGCCGTGTGAGAGCCTTCGGCGTTCAGCAAAATAGCGCGTCGTTTGGCAGTGTCCTTGTATTGCTGGCGCTGCGTGCGCTCTGGGTTGCTGCGCCGCCGCCGCCGTAGCGTCTCGCGGGCCTTCTCTGGGTCTTTCGGTAGTCGTCGCGGTTTTTTTGTAGTATCACCTCGACATACTTTGCGTAGTGCTTGCGGGTGACTTCTTTGACTTTGTCGGGGTTTTCCGCATGCCACTTGCGGGACTTCTCGCGGAACTTCTCGCGGTCCTTTGCGACGCGAGCGCGCTCGGCGGCGCGGCGATCTTCCCGGTGAGCCTGCTGGTAGGCGCGCTTCGCATCCCGGTTCTCCGGGTTCTGAAGCCATTTCCGCGCGGCTATGCGGGCCGATTCCTTATGCTTCAGTTGCCATTGCCTGCGATATTCGCGGTGGCGTGATCCCCACCGCCGGCCCGCCGCCCGCTGTCTCTCGCGTTTTTCTTCAGGAGTCACTGACCCATGGTCCAACGAATGACTGACAACTCTCAAGATCCATATCGGCTAGGTAGGTACTAAGTGCTCGTTTCCGACGTGGTTAATATGGCGCTCATGCACATTGGCGCGCTGGCGCCGGGCGAAACGCCCAACGCCAACGACCAAGCTCTTGCTCTGCTGTGGGCCAACCTTGACCTGGACACGCTGAGTGCCAAGAAGCTTTCGCCGCTAGGCCTGCTGCATTACCTGGGCGCGCTATCCGGCGCGGCCTCGTATACCTTCGGCACCGGCCAAACCTGGAACGTGGCGCGGCCGATGAAGATCAAGAGCGCGTCCACCATCGACGCGAACAATATCGAGACCGAAGCCAAGATCGTCAGTGCCGAAGAGTGGATGGGGATACGCGATAAGACGCGCGTCGGGCTGTACGTGCAGATCCTGTTGTGGGACAACGGCTACCCCACCGGCAATATCTACGTCACGCCCATGCCGGCGGCGGGCAACGTCTCGCTTTGGATGTATCGGGAGATCGTGCAGTTCGTGAACCTGACCGACGCCATCAACCTGGCTCCGGGGTTTGCGGCCTGCATTGTGAACCGGCTGGCGCTGATTCTCTGCATTCCGTTTGGCCGGCCCATACCCGAAGGGCTGCCGCAGATGGCCAACGACGCGCTCGTCACGATCTCCGAGCTACAGTCTGAGATCCTTAGGATCTTCCGTGCCTGTCGGCATGCAAGCGCCCGCGCCGCCGCCGCCTGGGCCGAAGACTTGAGTGCAGGCTTATAGAGCGCAGACCTCTGCGATCTATCGCAGCGCAATCACCCGTTCTCTGAGCACGTGCGACGGGCCACCCTCTACCATCCAGCAGATTCTGGCGAATGCTGCCGCCGTCGAACACCACCCGCGTAGCGGTCAGAAACGTTTCCGTCCATCCGTCTCGATAAGTAATTCGCATTTCGTCTCGATTGTACCCCATGAGCGCCCCATCTCTTCCCCTCCCTAATCTCGGCACCTGGCTGGTCAAAGACCTGTGTTATAGGGCTCTGAGGGCCGCGCAGATCGTGAAGCGCGCGCAAGGCATCCCCAGCTCCTCGCAGTACCAGGAAGCGCTGGGCGTGCTCAACCAAATTATCGATGAATGGGCCGCTCGCCGCCCTCAGGCTTTCGCTACAACGTTCACCCAATACACGCTCACACCCTACCACCAGCCGCATCTGATCGGCCCCGGCCTCGTGGCTCCCGACTTCGCGGCAGCCGTGCGGCCTGTACGCATTGAAAGCGCCGCACTGGTGCTCACGGGCTTCGGGCCGCCTCCGGTCTCCGCGCCCAACGTGAACACCAACGTCGATCTGCCGCTGAACCTCCGCGACAGCGCATGGTGGGCGAACAAGTCCGTGAAGGGGATAACTTCCGATGTGCCGACCGACCTGTGGTATCAAACGTCGTGGGATTCCGGCGCGCTTTGGCTGTGGCCAGTGCCGGCTGCCGCTTTTGGCTTGCGCCTCGAAACATGGCAGACGCTCAGCCAGTTCCAAAGCATCAACGTAAAGTTTTCGGCGCTCCCCCGCCGCCTTCAATGCGCTCGCATTTACACTTTGGCGCGTGCGCTGGTGGACGCCTACGAAGTGGCCATGCCGGGACAGCTCCCGATCTTGCTGCGCGACGCCATGAAAGCGATCCAGGGCAATAACGTGAAAAGCCCAAGAATTGCGAGCGCGGATTGGGGCACCGACGGCAATTCGCGTCGTGGAGACTTCAATTACATGGGCCACTGGCACTCTGCCGAGTTACTAACCGTATGCTTGACCTCCACCTGCAATGTGCCAAATGCCAGCGCCGCATCGTGATCCCCGGCCACCGCGCGCTCGTCGTGCGGCGCGTAGCCGGCGCGATGTTCACGCGCGAAGATCCCAGCCGCATGCAGCGTGAAGCCGACCGGCGCGGATGGACCAGCGAGCACTGCCGCGATTGCGCGCCGAAGCAAGAGAAGGAGAACGGCCATCAAGTTCGATAGCTTCACCAGCGGCAGCTCGTCCACCCTGGCATCCGTAGCGGCTTCCTCAGAACTGCTCATGGGGAGATACAGCGAGCCAATCGCTGGCAGCCCCGAGAAAGGCCCTGCGTGCCTGGTGCGCACGCCTGGCATCGCGCTCGTTGGCACCGCACCTACTGGCCCTGGCCGCGGCCTCTGGCCTGGCGACCATCGCCTGTTCCTGGCATCCGGCAGCCACTGCCTATGAGATGACGCGCGCGCCGCTTACAGGGAGCGCCCACGTTCATCGACCACGGGTACATCGGCAACGATGGCAACCCCGCGCAGTTCTTTCCGAACGGCAATCAGCTCTTCATCGCCAGCGATGGCCTGGGCTGGCTCGATAACGGTTCGGGTGTACAGCCGGTCTACTTCTCCATCCAGCAGTTCGATTTGGCAATCGACGCGGGCACTGGCGGCCTTACCGGGCCGACCGGCGGTATTTTCGACGCCAGCGACGTGGGGCAGACCATCCAGATCACCTCCGGCACGGGCTTTGTCATCCAGTCGCAAGTGATTACATCCGTGGATGGCAACGGCGAGGCATACGGCGGGTCAAGCTGGGGAACGGGCGGGTCCACCGCCGGCGAAGGCATCGAATGGCTCTACGCGGCACCCTACGCGCAGCTCAAAGCGTTCCAGGGCGCGTTTCTCGACGGCTACTTCTTCGCGAATGCGCCGGATTCGAATCAGATCCAGTTCTCCGCGAACGAAGACGGCACGCAGTGGAACCCGCTGGATTACTTCTCGAAGAGTTCGTACCCCGACAACGTGGCCGCGATGCAAGCCGATCACCAGGAGCTTTATACCTTCGGGGATCTGGAATCGAGCGAAGTGTTCCAGGACACCGGCGCGGCGGCCACCCCGTTTTCCCCCGACCCCGGTGCCATCATGCACTACGGCTGCGCGGCTCCCTTCAGCGTGGCGCGTCTCTCGCGAAGGCCTGGCCTTCATCGGTGGCGACGTGCGGCGCGGAGACCGGCTGGCGTTCCTCGCGGTGGGCTTCCGCCCGCAACGCATATCGACGGCGGCAGTAGAAATCGCCTGGGCGTCGTACACGACCGTGGAAGACGCCATAGCCTACACCGAGATCTATCGCGGCCACCAGTTCTACGTGATCCACTTCCCCAGCGGCAGCACTGTGATCGCGGGCGCAACGCAAGCCACGCCTAGCGTAGGAGCCACGTGGGCCTACGATCTCACCACCGGCACATGGCATCAGCGGGGTTATTGGAATGGCACGACCGATGCGAATGGTTTTCCGGTCTGGAATCGGCAGCGGCAAAGCTTCCACGCCGTGGCGGCGCTGGGCGGCACCAACACCGAGAAGCACTACGTGCAGGATTGGCAAAACGGCAACATCTACGTGCAGGACGAAACGCTCCTGAACGACAACGGCACGACCATCTACCGCGTTCGAATCGCACCGCATTTAACCCAGGAAAATCAACGCGCGTTCTACTTCCGCTTTGAGTGCGATTGCGATGTGACCGGGCTCCAAAGAATTTATTTCAACCGTCTCGGCTACGGTCGCGACCGCATCTGGGCGCTGGTGGACTGGCAGCCGAGCGGCTCCGGTGTCTCAATGACGCTCATGTCATCGGACACCAGAGGCCAAAGCTGGAACACCTACAGCACCCAGTCGGTGGCCAGCGGAATCGATGTCACCTTGGCCAATGCATATCTGACCGTCGTGCCTGGGACTCTCTAACCCGTGGCCAAGCTGTCGGGCAAGTCACTCACGAATTACGACCCGGCCACTGCAACGCCGATCCTGCTGGTACCAACGACCACTGATTTCTTCAGCTCGTGGCCCAGCGGATGGAAGGGGCAACTGGCTCGAGGATGGGTATTATTCTTCGAGTCTTTAAAGAAGAAATTCGCCCCCACGCCCCCCGTGATAGGCTTCAGCATCAACACGGGAGCCACGGGAACCGACGTGGCGCTGATCTACGCGGCAGCCCGCTCAGGCAGCTTCAACGTGTGCGTGGTAGTGGTCAAAGAGTCGGACGCCACCATCCCGCTCACGTTCACCATCAACCAGAACGGCACGCCCATCTTCGCAACGAGCAACACAGTGGCAGCCGCGGTGGCCGGATTCACCAGCTACCAGTTCACGAATTTCACCACGACGCCCTTGACGGTTGCCGAGTACGACCTGTTCTCCATCGACATTTCGAGCGGCTCCGCGAGCTGGGTGTTCACCGCCGCGCTGCAGACCGCCCCGGCTGCCTGAGTAGGCATGTCCCAGGCTTGGCGTCCTTGACCCATTGCGCATGCTCTGGCGGGTTGAAGCTCTGGCCATCCGCCTTTGGGCCTATACCGCGCAGCGCAACGCCCCCGTGCTTCAGCGCTTTCTTCCCGGCATTGCTGCCCGCCGCGTAGGCGTGGATGATTTTGGTCCCGTCCGTCTGGGCTTCGAACGTGATGACCATTAGCACCGGGTCCGCCATCGATATGCCGCAGGACGTACAGTTCTGGTTCATTTCATAGTGGCAGCTAAAGCACTGAGTCTCCTCCCAGCAGCCTATGCAGGTGCCGCCGCCGCCGCCGCCGCCCCCCTGGGCGAAAGCCGGGGCCATTGTCAGCAGCACGAGTAGTAGAAGTCTCTTCTGAAGCATCTGTTTTTCCTCGCGTCCCTTGCGCTCTCCGCGCACCTCGGCGCGCAGTCAATTGCAACCGAGGCGTTCAGCGTCTCCAATATCACCACTGTCACTTACGGGTACGCGGGCTATAACCTGCCTTCCCCTGCATCAGTCTCCGCAGTGGCCACCGGCGCATCGCTGCCTCTCGAACCGGGCGACTACTCCTGGAACATCACCTACACCGTGGGTGGGGTGCCGACCTTCCTGACCATCACTTTCGTCAACACCTTCAGCGGCACCATCTACATCGAAGGCACGTGGCCGCTATACACCAGCGCCGCCACCGACTTTGAAGCTACAGGCGCAGGCACTTCCACCTTGCAGGTGTGCGCGGCATGTTCCGCCAGCGCGCCAGCCGCCAGATTCCGTCCCGCTAACGGCCTGACATACATGGCCGCCGACGCTTCTGGCTTACAGTGGACCGGCTCGCCCGCGTCCGCTGTCGCGGTTTTTGTGTATCTGCGCGGTAACCGCGTGGTGTTTGGAATCGACGCTTCGTCCGCATCCGGCGCACAGGTTTCCGTCGATGGGACGGGAGTGAGCACGGGCAATATTGAGCTGAATGTGAGCGCCATGCCGAACGGCCCGGTACCAATTGCCGACACCACCATTACCAGCGGCGTGTTCGGAACGCTGAACGACGACAGGCCCACGAGCTTCGGCCCGAATCCTCAGACGCCTACGGCGCCCGGCGCCATG